GCTGAGAATAAAACGATTGTCTTCGTTTTTTCTCAAGGTGGCAAATTTTGTACCATCCTTTTCAACGATCCAGAATTTATTTTCAATGATTGGTTTAGCGTGTAAGTCTGTCATAGCGTGTATCTCGCATTAAGTGGTTCAGCGTAGGCCTGCGCCTGATCAGCAATCTTTTTAAGATCATAAAGATTACAAAATTTCATTAATCTAATTCCAACTTGGCTGACATTTTTATTTGCCTGCGTTGCTGTAGTAATCGTGTCAACCATAATTTGTTTAATATCAGCGGGTTGTGCTGTAAGATCAATTAATTGACGATTGCGTTCGTAGTCATCTAGCACACGATGTTCTAGACCATTATGGTCGGACCAACGCTGAAGCATCATATTGTTCCATGAGTATCCTTTTGAGTCTCTATCACTGTAGGCCTCACGGAGACCAACCTTATTCTTTGTGCCTTTTTCACGTACTCCCGGATATGCAGAGAATACATTGTCTGAGGTATCGCCTCGCATACACTTCTCAAAGAGTAGCCATTGTGGATCGGGCGCAACTTTTGCTTCGTTAGTTTTTTTATCAATAACGGATAAACCTTTTTTATCAAAGTAGCCTTGGTGTGTGATTGTTGTTTCTGTGACGCCATTATATTGTTTTACATTGGGTGCAATTAGTTGTACAAAATCTGTATCTGTCGAAATGATCACATGGTTGTCGCTAGGATGACTCTGTATCCAACCCGCAATTAAATCATCAGCTTCGAGTCTAGGATGTTGTAATACTGTGCAATTGGTCTTTTCTGTGACAAAATCTTTAAATGTATCAAAGGCTTCCCAAAACACCCGTTCTTCTTCTGCTTCACGTTCTGTGTGTGCCGCTCGAGCAGCGGTACGTTGTGCCTTGTAGGGCTTGTAAAAATCTTTACGCCAGCTACGACCTTCTAAGAAGAATACCACATGGCTACCTTCAAAGTCCTGCCATGCTTTCTTAATTGAATTAAGAGTAATATGAAACGCCATGCCTAACTTAATGTCAGCATCACCGTTGATAACGTGCCGGGCACGAAAGAAAGTGTTTGCAGTATCAACTAAAATATATGTCATAGGTTATTTTTTCTAACAGAATTAATATCAATAACGCCAGTGTTAACAGCGCCTCCAAAGTCACCATCGACTACTACATTGGCACACAGTTCACGGAACCAACGATCTACAATTTCTTCCTCTTTGTCACCGTCGAAACCATAACCCTCTTGCTTTAATTTTAACACAAACTGCTCATTCCAGTCAAGCTCAAAAAAGCCGTTGCGCACATTTTCTTTATTGACGTGAGTGTTAAGAACACCTACCCAGGGTTCTTTTAATTTGGTAGCACGATCTTTTGGTGATAGTTTAGCAGTTTCTTCTGCTTCTTTTGCACGTTCAGCAGCCGCAACTGCATCTTTTGCAATCTTTGTTGACTCTTCTGCTAACTGTACTGCTGCCGCAGTTTCAGCTTTTATCTTGTCAATACCAAACATGCGTTCTAGAAGTTTTTTCATTAGGTTCCCCACTCGTTCTTAAACAACGGCACCTGTAATCTATCACTATAACGCAATCCGTTTTTCATTGCTAGTTCTGCCACACGACGATTATTTAATGCGTAGACACTTTCAACCCCACCCACAGGCATGAGATATACCGGGCCAGCAAATCCTTCGGCTCTATAGATGTCTGCAGCCTCCAGTGCTTCCTCGGCATCTTCTTCTGTTGCAACTACAAATTTTAGATAGGTATAACCAACTTCTTCATACTCACAGACTATGTCAGGTCGGATAGCTTCATTCGGACTTTCACCACTGCAACTTAATTTAGCACTTACACTAAATGTAACTTCTCTCTGAAGTTTAATATTTTCTTGTCTCCACAGATTAAGATATCCTTTAAAATGAGGTGTGAGTTTTTGAGTACCGTTTGTTTCAAATGTAATCTCTTTCAATCGCAGCATCTTATTATGATTAAGTAAGTCTGGATAAGCCTTCTGCCAACCCAACAAAGGCTCACCACCTGTGATGACCAAGTGCTCATCTTCCCAACGCTTATAGGGCAATATTTCCATAATGCGTTCTGCAATAGCATCAGTTGTTAGCATAGGTGAAAGATCTTTGAATCTAGGATCCCACGATGCATAGCTATCACAGCCCGTGCTCACTAACGGAAGTTCGTTATAGGTTGTAAATTCTGTGATACGTTGTGCTATGGCTTCTACTTCTACGCTGGACTCACCCCTTGCCATACCAAAACCCGCACATTTAAAGTTACAACCAAATGTACGCAAGAATACAGAAGGCACACCCATAAAGCGTCCTTCACCCTGTATGCTGTAGAACAGCTCTGCTATTTTAATTTTGCTCATAGTATATTATACACTCTTTTCACCAGTTGTGTCAACCTTTTTGAGTAGCCAGCTACCATCTTTTTGATCAATCCAATTGAGCGTGTCGCCTTCTTTCCAACCGGCCTGTTCCAACAGATCTGGCGGAAAAGTTAATATGGCATCGCCACTACCATCGTTAGCTTCTTCTACATTAAGTGTCCAGCTTTTCAATTTCAACTCCTAATTAAATTGTATTCTCATGTTTCCGATCTAAATATCTACGCTTACGACATTCTTCTCTTACGTCGATAGGAATATCAGGATGCCATTCAGATAGACTGCAATCATATATTTTGTATTCCGGTACAGTGATTTGAGACAATATCAAAATCCAAATCACACAAGCAACAATAAATCCAATGACGTATTTGATCATATTCTATCGCTTAACAATATTTTGCACATCATTGCATCGTGTGCGTTATGAAATTTAAATGTCATCTGATCTGTCGCTGGATGACTGGTGTATCGATCGCCTGGCAGGCCAAAGTGTTCTAATACCATCACACAGGTTTCATTCCACCAAAAACCAGTTTGTTCTTGTTTCCAAGGAACTAGCACTTCATTCACTGATGATGTCCTCTAATGTTTCAAATATTTTAGAATTGCCTTCAATGGTATAATGATTTATACTTCCTCTTTCTTTAGACCAAAGGCCGCTAAAATCAATATGATTAGTTTCTACTGCAAGTTGATTGACAATATCGATATGACTCATGCTGATATAAGGCACAGTGATCAATAGTTTGATCTGTTTTCTAATTAAATTATAAATGTCTATTTGATATTGATCATCATAATGATATTTGAAATATTCTTGTGCGGCCTTGAGACTGGGATTTCTAAATGAAGACTTATCAAGCAGATCATTTAAAATCAAATCACAATCTTTGTGCAGTCCTTGTTTATGTATAGGATGTTGCGGAGTATGCAGTCGACTGGGACTGGTATGACTCACAATTACTATGTCAAAACTCACAGCATGCTGAGATTCAATTTGTTTTAAAATCTTGTATTCTCCTATGCCTGCTTGTGCTAGATTAACCACATCGTATTTTGCAGCCAGCAGTGTGGGCCAACCTAACTCGGCGTTTGGCCATACAGTAGCAAAACTGTCTCCTGCAATCAATATTTTCATTGTGTCTTTAACCAGGGCAAATATTTATCTGAGATATATTTGTGATATTCACGACTATAATGTTCGTTGTCTTCTAGATAGAATTTTGTATGATCTATCAGTTTGTCAGCGAGATAGGCTTCAACGGTTTTAGTAGCAATCACAGTGTTGTTTAATTTTCCATAGTATTCAAAATTACTAGGAAATTTTAATCGTTCTGTAAAATTAAAAAGATAAAGTTTAGCACCGTGTTCTGCACACATGCGATCCCATACATAGGTATCTAGTAAAAAATCACGTTTTTCTAAAAATGTATTGAGTTCAAAAAATAACTTAACTTCCATATAGGTGTTTTTACGAAGATTTGGTGAGACTAGTCCTTTGCGCATGTCAATATCTAGTCCGGGAAAATTACTGTAGTCTTTATCAAGTGATTTCTGAAATAATTGTATTTTTTCATTTTGTATAGTTTGATCACAATACCTATCAATGGCACCGTCAGGTGCACTCATCTTTTCGGTAAAATAGTCAATAGGTATAACTTCGTCAGACAGTTCGCCGTCAAACGCCAGTCTAAATCTATTGAATGGTGCTAGACATATAAACACTTCGTCTATGTCATTATATTTTTTAAACATGTTAGCTAGCCAATCTGTGTAGACTCGATTGCAAACACCTGCCATTGCATATATAGCTACGGGTTTGTTGTTATCTTCCCCGTAGATTTCTGCATAGTTGTTGTCATTCCAATAGGTGTAACTACCTGACCCTACTTTAGTCGGATGGCTCCAATAGCCACAGGTTTGACTATCACCTATGAATACAGCTCTATTCATTTTTTGTAATTGCCTTTTTCTGGGATAACATGTCTAACTCCACCACGTGGATCTTCCATATCGCCTTTGCGTCTTGGGATCAAATGAATATGCGGATACATGACTGTTTGCCCTGCTGCCTCACCCCAATTGATTCCAATATTAAATCCGTCCCACTCGCCTTT